CTTTTATTTCAGCATATAAAACACCTTCTTCACTATTGATTGTAGGTGTAGCATTTCTACAAGATTCAGCAGCTCGTGTAACTGTTGAGCTATCTGTTGTAATCCAACTTGTAGGGTATTCTAACTCTTCTATTTGAGCATATTTTACATCTCCGCTTACTGTGCTTATCAAAGTTCCTGCGGTTGCTAAAAACGTTGTAGATACTAAATCCATCGAACCTGTACCGACTAAACTACCCGAATGAGTACCACTAAAAGTTATAGTTCCTGTTCCTCTAAAAGAAACTGTATATGTTGATGCTAACGTTGTTACGTTTTGAGTTGATAGGTTTTCAGAGTTTAAGTATAAGTTAGTACTCTGTGGTTCTAATAAAAAAGCACCTTCGCCTGTTGAGTAGTCAATTCTTGGTATGTCATCTTCAATAACTTCTACAACTGATACATTGTCTATTGAACCATCAAACGCATTTGTAGGAGCAAATAAAAGTCTATTATTTCCGTTAGATAAAAAAGTAATGCTTCTGTCTCCATTTGTTTGAACATTAATATCAATAGTAGTTGAGTTCATTCTTACATTAACTCGACCTGTAGTCCTATCACTCACGTTGTAATTTAATATATATGTTTTACCAATTGTTATACCTGATAATTCTTGATATGATACGCTTGTGCTTCCTGCATTATGCAATAACCTTCCACTTGAAACACTCCAATTAGTTCCGATAATCCAATCATTACTCCCGTCTTCAAAGTCTCCATTTACAACTATTTCAGAACCTAAATTAGTAACTGTTTCTATTAGTCCGTTTTCATCTACTCTTGTAGCAAATGAGTTACGTGTGAATGTGAAGTCATCTGATATTGTATCAAAGTCTAATGCAAAGGAAGGTGTTACACTACCACCCGAAAGGTCTGAATATACTTTACCCCAAGAGATTGTATTGTTTGTTACACCTGCACCCCAATATGTATTATCATATATCTTTCCCCAATTTATATTATTTGCCATTTTTATCTTGTTAATGTTATTAATTCTTGTTCTGTTAATGTTACATTATAATATCTAAAGTCTTTTAATCTACCTATAAAGTTATCACCTGCACCATCTGTAAATCCTATGCTTGTCATACTTGACATATCTATAGTTCCTGATGTTTGAGAACCCGCTAACTCTCCGTTTACATATACGTCAAAACCATTCCAAGTAGATGCTATTGCTATCTTTAACTTATAACCCCAAGTACTATGATATATGTTAAAGTTATTTACAGCAGAACCGCTAACTAGATTAGTTACACGTACTTCATCAGTACTTAATATATTCATTATACGCAAGGTGTTATCATCGTCACCATCATTTATTGATATACAACCAAAACTATTTGTCAATTCAGTGTAATCTGCATCTATAAATAGTGTAAAATCATCACTACTAACATCTATATTTGTTAAGTCTGTTAATGTATCTTTGTCTCTTGTAGATGCAGAACCCGATGTAGGAATATAAGTTGTTGCTCTGATATTCTCTTCGATTTGAGCGCCCCATAAGTAACAATAAGTATCAGTAAAAGGGTCTGGCGAATCTATCCATAGATTATCGCTTTTAGCAGCTATACTTATGGCTACCCTTGATGTAGTGTCTGTAGTAGCAATTAAATACAATCTAATCCAACCATTACCATAGTCCTCAAAATCTGCTTCTATTCCAACAAAACTACCTGTAGCTCTCCTAGCTAAACCTCCTGTCTCAAAATTATAATTAATTTCATACCTATTAGGGTATGTTCCTGTGAATCTAACTGCTACATAGTTTGAATTACCTTTCTTTACAAATACAGATGCAGTAGCGTCTATAGCTGAAGATGTTGATTTTGAAGCAACAGTTGATATGTAATTAGCTGATGTATTTGTTCTTTGCAACTTGTCTGCCGACATTGTTCCATCAGGTGATAGTTCAGCATTTGATTCCACTGTGGTAGATACCTTATTCCAATCACTCATAGAAAAATCATCTGAATAAGTTACTAAGTTAGTAGCTGCTCTTTCCATTAACAACTCAGGACAGTTTCCGTTAGAATAATCTAATCTAGGTGTGTTGGCATCCATAACTTCTAAAAACCCATTAGAATCAACTCTAGTGGCTTTAGTGTTTCTTGTAAAAGAAAAGTCACCATCACCATTTAAAGGTATTTGAGAATACACCTTAGAAGTCTTGTATGCGGCAGGTATTAAAGTTAGTTTATTATTTTTTAGCATTTTCTTTATCTATTTTAGCAATCTTTTCGCTTATGATTTTTAAAGAAGGGTTTTTATCTATAAATAAATTAATCTTCTTTACATTGCTTTTTTTTGGTTTATACATATCCCTTTTATATTAAAGAACCCAACCTCCTGAGTAGTTTAAATCCCTGTCAGGGTACATTTCACCTTCATCATTATTACTGTACTCTGTGTAAAGGTTTGAATTATTACACATATAGTCCATATATCTCTTTGTATAGAACTCAGCCATATCTCTACATCTCTGTATTAATCCATCTACTTCTTCCTTGCTAGCTGAATCAGAGTTTTCTGCAATATGCTTATATACACCTCCATTGTTTATAGTAAACATACTAAAAGGAAGGTAAGTTGATTGTGTGAACCAAATTAACATATCCTTTATGTAATCATCTATTAGTAGTTTATAGTGTGAATTTGATGCGTTGGATATATCTCCACTCACAACTAACTCCTGTATCTTTTTATACAGCGTACCTCCTAAATAGTTTTGTATATGTGTATCTTGAGCTATCTCAATATACTGAACAATTTTATCGCTATCTACTCCTCCATCTATTACAGACTTTCTCTTGAGTTCTGCTACTGTTATAAATAATGCTTTCTTCGCCATTTTCTATTATTATTTAGTTGTTGGGTAAGCTCCACCATCAGGCATATCTATAGGTCTAATAGGTGCTTCCTCGGGTGTGTTAGGTTGAACAAAGTCTTTCTTAGGTTGTACTTGCTTACCACCTATCTTTTTAAATATTCTCATTTCCCAAGAATGGTGACAGTTCTTACCTCCCTTGAATTTTAGCAAACTATAGTTCTGTCCTTTGTGACCTAACTCTTTGTTTACACCTCTAAAAGACATCATATTAATATCTTCTTTTCTAAATACAACATTGTTAGCAGTAAAGTTTTCCATATGCTTACAGAAAGTTCTGCTTCCACTTGAATTTCTTACAGGTGTATAAGCGTATCTTACTTTATATACTCCATTGTCTTCTTTAGAGTCTTTGTTTGGATTAGCCTCAGACAGGCTCTCAGGCATTTTAAAGGGCTTTTCAGCGTCTTTAACTATTTCAGAGTGTACTAACTCCCATTCATTAGAGATAGTCTCTCCTAAGTCCTCTAATTGACTAAGTATATCAATTCCTTCGTCATCAGAGAAATCACTAAGCTCTTGCGAACTTAGCTTCTCTCCTGTTTCTTCTTCTCTCTTAACTTTAGTAGATATGTTCTCTAACTCTGTAAACTCAATAGGTTGTAGAGTAGTAAAGTATAGGTTCATTATTAATCCATTAAACAATAGGATTTCTTCCAAAGCATACAATATCTCATCTTGAATAGGTCTAATAATAACATTATCCATAAGCACAGATGCTGTACGTAATTCTTCTGCATTGTTACCAAAGCCCGTATTGTCTTTTATACCTAAAAGTATAGGAGATACAATTCCGTGACCTAACATAATCTTCTCTCTAGCTTCATCAGACATAAACTGATATTGAGCGTGAGCATCAGGTAAGTGTATAGGTGATAGTTCAGCAGCAGTCTCTTTAGACTCATTAAATGCTAATATAAATTTACCTGCGTTAGAAGTCCCTGAGAATTTGTCATATATTTTATTCTCTAATAATGTCTGTGTTTCTTCAGGTGGAACACCATTATTAAAGTTAACTAATAATGTTGGCTGTAGTCCGTTCTTTATATTGTTAATATGATAATTAGATACCTCTTGCTCTAAACTACAATACTGTAAACAACCATTGTAATCTACAGGGGAATAATAGTAAAATCCACTTCTGTAAGGTTTTATAACATATAGCTCGTTTACTTGCTTCTTAGAGCCATTTCCAAATGTAGGTATTCTTTTAGGTTTATCTGATATCTTTATGGAACTCCATTTAGGGTGATAATAATAAGCTTCTATTTCACCTTTAGAGTTAGCTTTCTCAGCTCTCAATGTTTCCATTGGATAGTGAGATACTTTAAGTATTTTAGTTTTAGACTTGTTATAGCTGATTTGCATAGCAGCTTGACCTAACATCTTGTAGTCGTGAACGACTCTCTTGATTTGTTTACCATTAAACAATGACTTCATTTGTAGATAATCTTTAGGTCTTTCCATTCTATCAGTAGACTCTAATCCTCTACCATAAACCATATCAATTATACCATTAATACATCTTGAGTTTGTAGGTGAACCTAAGTATTTATCTATAAGACTTTGGAAATAATCATTATCTTCCCCGTAGTTTATCCAACCTCTATTAAGTTGTTCACTAATCACAGGAGCATCGTAAGCTTTGAGGTTCATAAACCTCATACCTCCTTTTGGTGCTTTGTTCATAGAATCTATTATTTTATTAGTTCTTTTCTTCATATTATTAATCTTCTATAAATATATACTCTTCATCAGAATTATACTGCTCATAGTTCCCTGTAGATTCCATAGAATCTGAAAACACTATCATCTCTCTAAATACAGGAGTATTTGTAGAATCTGAAACATCATAAACGACTGCTGACAAAGTTGAGTCACTTGTTATTTTTTTCCAAAAATCTATCTGCTCTGAAGTGCTTAAAGACATAATAACAGCCTTCAAAGAAGTAGACGTTGTTGCTTGTGGAAAATCCACAGTAATGTCTTCCTTTGTTTCTTGGTTAGTTAAAACCACTCTTGTTTTTTTGTTATCAAACTCCCTGCCTATAAAGTTAAATTCTAAAGACGGGAATAAATCTATACTAGTTATTGTCATAAAGTAATAACACGAAAATATCGTTTTTGTTTCATTATAGCGATGAAAAAAGGGATACCCTTTCGAGTACCCCAATTAATCACCAAGCAAAATAAATCTTATTACGGATTAATAACAGCAGCATTTACATCAAAACCTGAAGCATCGTCCATAATAGCTGAATCAATAAAAGAAGCAGGAGCTTTCTCCATACCTTCAAAAGTAATATTGTAACCATTAAGGTCTCCCATAGCACCACCTGTAGTAGTTCCTACAGACACTTCGCACCCGTTTTGAAAACCTGCTAATCTAAAGTTTCCGTTATAATCTTCCACAATGATATGTGGTCTACCGAAAGACATTAGTTTCAACAATCTAGTTGAAGCAACATCTTGTTTTTTTAATGAAAAAGTACCTGATTGAACAAAGTAAGAAGTACCATTGTCTCTAGAGTTTTCATTAGTTTCTTCAAATGTATTAGAGTCTCCTCTAACTTCGAATTTATATACATCGACTGCTGTAGCCAATGCTGTAATCTCATCAAGAGTAACTGTAGCTGTATCGTAAAGAGTAGCGTCAAAGTTAGCAACGTATAAGTTACGAACTCCACCAACTCCATCTTTACAAGCTTCGGTTCTTCCTGAGTCTATAATATCACAAGCCATAATTTTAAGTTTTTTTTATTATTAATTTAAAAAACAAAAGGTAGGCAGAAACTACCTACCCTTCGTTATAGTTATAAGTTAGTTAATTACGCTGCAGGAGTGTAAAGAACAACTTCGCTAGAAATTCCGTAGTTTACACAAGCAGTAAAACGCATTACCATTCTAACATTTTGTGACCCGTCGATATCGGCTAAATCAATAACCTTCACTTCATTTTTATCGTTAAATACACCACAACCGTACATTAAGTTACCTGATTGTGCAGCAACCATATAAGATGATGGTAAACCGTTAGACATAAAGATTTCAACACCGTCAAAAGATAAAGCACCGTTAGTGTACCATTGAGTTCCTCTGTCGTTTGTACCTGCAGCACCTAATCCTGAAGGACCAAATCCACCTAAAGCACGAACATAAGCTCTAACAACGTTAGGAGCAACAAAGATTTTTAAATCTTCCTTTCCGTAAATTTCTTGAGGAATTGTATCAACAACTTTACCTAATTCATCGATAACGTTTTCAGCAGTAACTCCACCTGAAGCAGGAGCAGCAACGTCAAGTACATCAGCATCAGCAGTCATTAAAGGAATAAATCCTTCAAATTCACCTGCAGAGTCAGAACCATTCCATAAAGAAGACTCAATGTTTTCTGCTACTTTAGCAGCAACGTGACCTGTAATGTAGTCAGCAAATGATGGAGGTAGACTGTCGTGAGCTGACATTCCCATAGAGATAGCATCCCAATCTGAACGGAAGTCTTGCTTACAGAACTCTAAGTTTACTTGTAGTTCTTTAGGGTCTAAGTATCTTTCATCTAAAGTAATGTCTCCTGTAGTTGTGAAATCACAAGTACCATCAGCTAATAAGTTAGCAGAAGATAAAGTCTTAATTACTTCTCTGAATTTTACATTTGATTTAATTGTAACACCACCTTTATCAAGTGTGTTAGCAGATAATAATGCAGCTGAGATGAAACCTTGTTTTTTCTCTCCTGCATACGTAGTAGTAATACTAGTGGTTGTAGCCATAATAATTTTTAATTTTAATTGTTTTTAAATAGTTTAGCGAATACTCTATCTTGAGTAGTCATTTTTCGATTTGCTGAGAACTGTACTTGTTTTACTTCGTTCACAGTGCTTTCAGGGGAATGAGATATTTCCTCAACCTCTTCAGATAATTCTGTTTGCTCACTTAATTCAGCAGGAACATCTTTTTTGTACTCTTTTCTGATTTCTTCTAAAGTAGAAAGGATTTCAAGCATTTCACTTTTCAATGAAGATAAGTCTTCTTTTGTAGCGAACTCTACTTTTATCATTTCAGGCTCAGGAGCTTCAGAAGGCTCTTCAGTCGTTTCCTCTGCTAATTCAGTAGTTTCTTCTACTACTTCTTCAGTAGTCTCAGACAACTCCTCTTGAATTGGCTCAGTTACTTCTTCTGTAGTCTCAACAGTTGCCTCAACAGTTTCTTCAACTGTATCTTCAACAACTTCTTGACTAGAAAGAAAAACAGACTGTAAACCTTTTAATAATTCTGTTGCTTTCATTTTTAAATAATTTTGGTTAATATAATAACACTTTGTTATTTTTTTATTTCATTTTAACATAAAACAGTGAGTTAACGCTCACCACTCGTCTTTCCTATTCCTTGCTTCCAATAATAAGCAGCTTTACATTCGTCCTGTTTACACTTGTTGATTGTGTAAGTATTTTTACATTTACAATACGTAGCTTTCATTATGTTAATCCATTTATATTTACAGTTTCTATATCATTACTAACCATACTATTTAATTGTAACTTAGTATAGTTTTGGTCAGAAGGCATAACTTGATTTCTAAT